GGTTCATGGTCAGCGGGATGTAGGTATCGCAGTAACCGAGCCGCTTCGACACCTGTACGGGAGTCAGTTTCCGCACCGCAAGCGCATCATTCATCCTCGCCGGATCTATCGGAAACATCCGCTTTTTAGGCATCTTCCTCACCTTCCCGCCACAGCCAGACCTTGTCCTGCGGCTTCACCTGAATAGCCGTCAGCCGCACCGGGATGCCCATCTTGCCGAATTTCCACGCATCCTCCACCATGCAGTGCAACTCCGACTCCCCGTAGTCGCACCAGACATCCCACTCGCCGTCCACGCATTTCATCAGTCTGTAGTACATGCTCCCTCCTTTACACGGCAAACGCCATTTGTCCGTCATCCATCTGCTTCACCCGCAGGTTCGGCATCCGCTCGCCAACCTTCAGGTAACCGCAGTTTGCTTCCACCAGTTTCTGCGCCATAATCGGCACGACACTGTTTCCGATTCTCGCCACCTGCTCCTTTTTCGGATAAGGCTTTCCTTCGATGTCATGGTCGATGATGTAGTCTTCCGGGAATCCCTGGCACAGTTTCAGTTCTTCGGGATTCAGCATCCGCAGGAAGATATCCGCGATGATGTACTTCTCACCGTGGATGTCCAGAAGCACATTGACCACACCAAAACGGTCTTTGGTGGTGATGGTCGCTAACGGCTCATCGCATTCCTGCCCACCGCCGGTACCGTAGTACTTCGTCAACCAGGCGCTGATCGCCGCAAACCGGAGTCCGCCCGCCGTGATGGTGTGGAGCGGGTCTGTACACGCCTCTCCGGTTCCCTGCCCGAAATACTTCATGACATAGGCGCTCACGCATCCGAAATGTCCCGGTGATGTCGTGATGGTGTGCAACGGCTCCTCCAGAGGCTGCCCGGTGCCGGTCTTGTAAAACTTTGTGAGAAAAGCGCTCACCAGACCGTACCGATTGCTTGTGTCGATGGTCTTTAACGGCTCTGTCAGCATCTGCCCCCGTGCGTCACCGGCTTTCTGTTCCGAGTGGTACTGGATCAGGAATGCTGCCGCCCGCTCATCCTTGACTATGTATGGATGGGGATTGTCGATGATGAACTTACGCACACCGTTGGCGATGCGCCGCTGTGTGGCTTCCGCAAGCGGAGTACTGCGGTCGAAGATGCTCTTCCCAAGGTCTGACCAGTCGATGTAGTCACCACACTGAAGCCAGTGTGCCTTGTCGTGTGTCGGTTTAGGCCACTTGATATCACCGTCTTTACGGAAGATGGCGTACCACCGTTTTCTGGTTGTTGGAGCGCCGTAATCAGCCGCAACGAGTTCCCGGCAGTCAAACTTGTATCCAAGCGCTTTCATCGCCTTGATGAATTTCTGGTAATCTTCACCCGCACGTTCTTTTATCGGCCTGCCGGTCTCATCGAGAGGCCCCCATTCCTGAATCTCTTCGACATTCTCCATGATGATGACTTCAGGCTTGATTGCTTTTGCGTGCTTGTGTACCGCCCACGGCAGGATGCGCAGACCGCTGTTCCTCGGCTGACCGCCTTTGGCCTTGCTATGGCTGGTGCAGTCTGGAGATGCCCACAGAAGCGCAACACGCCGCCCCCGAACGTGCTTTGCCAGGTTGACCGTGAAGACATCCTCAGTCAGATGCAGTGTGTCAGGATGGTTCACCTTGTGCATCCTGATCGCTTCAGGGTCATGGTTGACTGCGATGTCCACCGGCCTCCCAAGCGCCATCTCGATTCCAACTGACGCTCCGCCACCACCGGCGAACATGTCTATGATTAAACCGTCCTTCATTAATCACCTACCACTTTCTTGCGGAACGCCTCCGACTCTTCCCATGTCATCGTGTGAGGCTTGGAATCGTCCTGATGTGTCTGCGTCTGCCCTTGTGTCTGGGAAAAGTCCCGGTCGTACTCTCCGGCAAGGATCTTGTCGATGGAGCCGTCCTTGGCGAACCATCCAAACTTGAACCACGTTGCCCTGCCGCTCGTCAGGTACTCGGACTTCCGCACCCGGTCGATAGCCTCAAGCACTCCGTCCGTGCCGTATTCGTCAATCAGAGAAGCAATCGTCTTTGAGTAGTAACTGCTGCTTGTGATGTGCGGCACGTTTGCGAGTCCGTTCCACGCATCTACTACAGCATCTACTTCTTTACTTATTACCTTTTTATCTTTCTTATAACGTTGCCCTTCCGTTGCCCTTCGACTGCCCTCCGAGTTACCCTCCGTTTGCCCTCCGTTTGCCCTCATCGAATAAACATCAGGAATTCCGCAGAAGCGGTCGAAGTCGGTAATCGTGTACACCGTGAAGTTGCCGTGCGACTCTTTGGTGATGTCCCCGGATGCAATCAGTCTGTCCAGAGCGTTCCGTGTCTGCTTGATCGAGAGTCCGGTCATGCTTGCCAGTTTCTCCGTGCTTGTTGCCAGACTGCCTCTGCCGATGCGCACCCCGTGGAATACCGAGTCCCTGATGCTTGCCCGCACCACCATGTGGTGATACAGCGTGAAGACATTCGGCGAAGTGTAGCACTCCAGGCGCTCCTCCTCTGACCGTTGCCATGTCAGAAATCCGTCCATCACAAGCCCCTCGTTGCCTCTGCGATGATGCTGTCCGTTCTGCCCCTCACCAACCGGATCATGTCCAGCGCTTCCCGCAACTCCATGTTCGGAGACTCGGCGATGTTGCTTTTCAGCGTCTCCCGAATGTACGCCTTGATGCATTCGGCGATGCTGTCATGATAGGTGAGTGCATCGAACGCCTCGCTCTGTTCCCCGTTCTTCCTGTTGGTGCTGATGTACCGTTTGACCAGCGCATAGCAGTAGTCATCCGGCCTGATGTAGTAGTCGCCCTCGATATGGATGAGTCCCATGTTATCCTCCTCTTCTGGAATGCCCCTCAGCGCTCCCTGTCGCGTCTGAGAGCGAGTTTAGGCGCTCGGACATATATTTCCCCATCCAAGCGCCTACACCCTCTAAAAAGCGCCTTTTTGGATTAGTCGAACGGCAGCCCCACAGCGGAGTCCGTTCCTTCCGGCACGGCAACGAAATCTGCCGGAGCCTGAGCGGCAGCCGCAGGAGCCTGAGCCTGTCCCGCTCTCGCCGCACGGAGCGCATCCGTCTCCGCCTTCTTGTCCACGAATTCGTGATTCTCGACCACGATGTCCGTGGTGTAGACTTTCACACCTTCGCGGTTGGTGTACTGCCCGGTCTGGATGTGTCCGCTAACAAACACACGCGACCCCTTGAACAGGTTGTTCTCGGCGAAGTCAGCGCCGTTTCCGAAAGCCACGAAGTTCAGAAAATCGCTGACCGTCTCGCCGCCGGTGCGTCTCTGAGCCGCCGCACGGTATCTGGCAATCTTCGTGCCGGACTGCGTCATCGTGATCTGCGGGTCATCGACCAGCCGAACCACTCCTGTCACATGAATCATTCCTTTTCTCCTCTCTCTTCTCTGTAGCGGATGAGTCTCACTTCCATCTCGATCTCGGAATCGAACAGCCGGTGCATCAGCCGCGCCACGAACCTGGCGTACCGCTCGGAGTCGAACTTCGCTCCGAATTCCTCGGCATAGTCGCTGTAGTCCGCCATGACCTCAGCCGCCGCCGTCATGAAGTCCTCGACCGTAAGGCTGGCTCTCGCCTCGGAGAGCGCCTTCTGGTAGATGTCATCCTTCTCCACCTTCTCCTCCCGGTCACGCATCGCCTCGGCGATAAAATCCTCCGGGAATCCTTCGTGCTGCTTGCACCACTCCATCCACTCCTGATTGATGTCTCTGGTTGCCATGTGTCATTCCTCCTCTAATTCTTCCAGTGTTACCAAGATCCTTGGATTCTTTCGATCAATGCCAAAGTCGCAAGTGAATCCTTTGATGAACCGTTGACTGTCGTTTTCCAGAACGCCGCTCAAGACGAGAGCATCCTGTATGAACTTCATTGCAACGCTTGCGATGTTATCGACATCTCGCCTGGCGGTAGGCTCATAAAACTTGTAGTGGATCACCACCGGCTTTTTGACTTTCACGCCACGCAGTTGCTTGCGAATTGCTACCAGAAGGTAATTCTGGTATTCGTGCTTCATCTTGTTGCCACCAGTCTGGATGCCGCCGTATCGACCGTGCTTCACGACTCTTTCAGCACCAAGGTATTCGTTAAGGCTCGGCATCGTGCCGTGGAAACAGAACGAGTATTCCATCTCAGTCCAATGTCCCTCCAATCTCAAGCCACGAAATCGGCTTGGTAAGCACTTTCGTCCTTCTGCACCATTCGCAGTGACCGCACCGTGTCGGAATCGCTTCTCCGTTTTTCAGTGCAACGATGTTGTCAATGTACGGTCTGACCGCTTCCAGCGCCGCCTGCTGCGAGTCGTAGTCAATGTTGATGACTTCGATGTCCGGCTCTGATTCCTTGCTGATTACCGACAGGAAGAACGGAAGCGTCTTGCCGGTGTTCTGCCGAACCAGTTCAACGTAGATAGCGGCCTGAAGGTCATACGAATAAGCCTCTACGAAGGACAGCGTTCTCTTCTGTTCCTTGTCCCAAAAGCCCTGATTGATGGACTTCGTGGTCTTGAGATCAGTGATGTACTTGTCACCAAGGACATCGAGTTTTGCCTTGCAAGGGTGACCGAACAATTCTCCGGTGAGGATTACCTGCTTCCTACCCTCAAGCGTCCTCATGAAGAACGAGTCCCTCTTTGCTCTGTCAACCATTGCGTACGCATGAGCGTACTGGCTTTTGAGTTGACCGACCGTCTTACCACGGCTGGAGTACATCTCAGGATGCGTGGCAGTGAACCGCTCCACTTCCTCATCCGTACCAGTGAGCAGCACATCGACCAACGAGCCAATCAGCAGTGCGTCCGTGACCGGTGCGATGTACTCGCCAGTCAACTCCGCCAGCGCTCTTTCCTCGCATCCTGGCACTGCCGGACAGCCGATGAAGGACTTGATCTGCGAGGCACTGAGATACTCCATCGCGCTCTGACGGGAGTAATAGTTCTCACTTGTCAGTTCCACGCTTCCTCCTTTCCACGAATCCGAGCGCCTCTTCCGCAGACCATCCTCTCGACAGCCTCGACCCTATCGTCTGTCTCCGTATCCCGGTTTCTTTCGCCCAGTCGGACTCAATCATCGTTCGACCACCGGCAGTGATAAGTACGTTGTTCCGCTTGTTACGGTTCTGGACATACGGGCTGACCCAGCGGCAGTTCTCCGGGCAATAGTTCCCGTTTACATCGATGCGATCTATCGTCAAACCATCGGCATACCCGTTCGCCATAGCCCACTCTTTGAAGTTCATGTAACCGTCTTTGCAACGCCACACATCGGCAACGGTGATTCCTATTGCACCGTATCTGTCGTATGATGTTTCAGTCGGTGTGTAGCATCTGGAGAGAATCGTTCGATATACGCCGTAGAGTTTGGTGTTTGAGTCTCCGTGAACAAGGAGACGCGCCCGCGCCTTCTCAAGCCACAGGCAGCCGCAACTCTGAGTTTTGCCGACTGTCAGGTTGCTTGTTTTCACGACTGTGCGCTTACCGCAGTCGCAAACACACTCCCAAGCGGTGTGACCACCGATTCTTTCAGCACGCTGAACGGCAACGAGTCTGCCAAAACGCCGACCAGTAATATCAATCGCCCTCGTTGTCAATCACCTCCGCACCGCCGAACGGATTGTCCACCTTCGGTCTTTCGTTGATGTCCACGCCGGACTCGACATCTTCCTTCCAGATCTGTCTCTGCCCCGTGGACAGGTCCAGGCGGATTTTCTTGGTCAGCCGCAGGATGCATGACTTCCTGTACATCTGGTCAGTCCATATCGTCCACGGAGCGCCGTTCGATGCTCTGCTCTGCTTCCGCACGTTCTCCAGTTCCCGGAGAGTCATCCGCTCCAACTGGCATCCGCCGTCCTCAAAGCGGACATAGGCGAAGGCACCGATGATTTTTCCGTCATTGAACGGGAGCGGCTTGAAGACGAAGTCTGTGTTGTCACCGTTCACAGTCACTTCGAACAGATCGCCTTCACGCACCACTTCCGAACCGATTTCTTTCACAGGTCGGATGCTGAACCGCTGAACCAGTTTCATCGCCCCAAGGTACGACACCGTCAACTTCACGGTCTTGCCGTACGGGATGGCGTATGCGTCTCCCATGAACGGGTCAAGGTCGAGCAGCGCCGCCTTCATCATGGTGTTGATGAGAACCGGGGCGGGGTAATTCTGGAGTTTCTCGTCACTGTTGAGCAGTGCCACACAGTTGGCAGTAAACCGAACCTTGTTGAATGAAGGCACAAGCCCCGCCTCACTCTCGTTCAGTTTCGTCATCAACTGCTCACTGAACGACAGAGGCTTCTGACCAGCCACCGCTACTGTCTCTCCCATAGCACCTCCTTATCTTTCGAACGGGATCTCGTCCCGGAGCCTGGTGTACTCCTCATACAGTGCGTCTCTCCGGCACTCGTTCCAGCGGTCTTCCCTGACGATGGCATCCGTCTCCCGTTCGTACGCTTCCTCCTCTTCGGGAGTCATCCTGATGCCCCGCAGGTGGTACTTGGCATAGTGGCTCGTTTCCTTCCCCCGCTCATCGAGTACGGACACACGCTCCGTCCAGATGTCGTAGCCGTCATCCTTCAAATCGGAGATTCTGGCGGCAAGCCGCATCGAACCACAGCACTCCAGCGCTTCCATAGCCGTGATGCTTCCCTTCTGCATCAGCCTCTCGGCGATAAGCCGTTTCTGCGTCTCAGCCCGTCCGCTCATCAGTCCTCCCACGGCTCCGTGCCGATAAGTGTCGCTCTGCCATCGTTCGCGACATAGAAGATGCCCAGATCCTCATAGTCCTGATACAGTTCCCACAGCGGCATCTTGTTCACCGCCACCATTCCCTCCGCATTCATCGGAACCGACATTGTGTTTCCTCCTTTTTGTTGTTAGTCTCTCGCTTCTCTGACTATCGAGATGATCTCCTCGTCCGTCAGGCCGTACAGTTCATCCATCCTGTGCAGATAGTAGGCAGTCACCGAATCCGGGTGCGTCTTCCAGCGCAAAGGCGTGTTCTTGTGGACACCAATCGCCTCGGCGAACTCGACATTGGTGATGCCGTTTTCCTCCCGGATACGCTTGATTACCTGAGACACGGCATTGTCCTCATACCGTGCCGGTCTTCCTCTCCTCCCCGCCATTACTCCTCCTGTTCTCCGTCCTCATGTTCGGTCAGATAGAACAGCAGGACGAGCGGGGCGAGGACAAGCAGCGCTCCCAACTTGAGATTGCTCCCAACTATCGCCATGCCGAAGATGAAGCATCCGAACATGATTACCATCATCGAATACATCAGCACCTTGAAGACCACATCCTTCACTGCCACCATTACTCCTTCCTTTCTGTCACGAAGTACTCCATCGCTACCCCGAAGAAATCAGCGACCTTCTTCAGGTTCTCAACCGATAAACCACCGCCACGCGCCTTCCAGTTTGCGAACACCGTGTGCGTGATTCCTGTCGCTCTGCTCACATCTGCGGCGGTGACACCACGCTCTTTCAGTAGTGCTTCAAACTTTGCGTACAAGATGTAGACCCTCCTTTCCCAGATGCTGTACTTGATGAGATGTCACATTTGTGTTATCATTTGGTTGCGAGTCAAATGATGGGCGTCCCTTCTGGGGACTCTGGTTTTGTTTTGTCCAATTTGTGACCTCACAATGGCTACTATACGCTTCCCAAATTGGACTGTCAAGACCCTTTTGTGACATTTTCAAAAATATTTTGGGCGGTGAATACTATGTATGAGATCTACGAACAATTGTGCCGAGAGCGTGGACTATCAACAGCGGATGTCTGCCGTGCGACAGGAATATCCCACACCACCATCGCAAACTGGAAGAAGAGGCGAAACCTCATCACCGGGAAGAATGCGAAGATAATCGCTGACTTCTTCGGTGTGTCCGTTGATTACCTGATGACCGGCGAGACAAGGGATTCCTATTATGAAGACGAGCGTGCGGCAGAGATGGCGGAAGCACTGAAGAACAACGCCGAACTGCGCATCCTGTTTGATGCCGCCAAGGACGCAAGCCCAGAGGATCTAAAAACAGTCCACGATATGTTATTGCTTCTTAAGAAGAGGGGAAAAGTTGAGCCTGAAGATTGAATCAGTATGGTGGGACGAAACACATCAGTGCAATGTTGTTGTTACTCCGATGCCGGGGAGCGTGCCTGGCGCGGTCACTGTTGCCGAGGATGGCAGTTATGTCATGCTCATCAACGCCGCAAAGTGCGACAGCGACCGCCGCAGGGCATACAGACATGAGTGCGTACATATCGACATGGGCGATCTGTACAGCGATGAGAGCGTGCAGACCATCGAGAGCCGGACGCACGGAAAGGCGGGATAATGGCGAATAAGGCTTGGAAACTGCCATCAGGGAAGTACCGCACAATCGTCAACATCGGTGTAGACGCAAACGGCAAGCGCATCAGAAAGTCCATCACCGCCGACACGAAGCGTGAGGCGGAGCGCCTGGCGGCTCTGTATGAGAAGGAACAGGATGAAGAACCGCAGGAGCGTTCGATGCAGATTCGGGATGCCATCAGCGGATACATCGATGCCAAGCGCATGGTCTTATCGCCCAGCACGGTTGCCGGGTATGAGTCGCTGGCAAAGACGGCATACGACTCAATCAATGACCGTTGGGTACAGCACATCAAGGTTGTTGATTTACAGCGGTGGGTGAGCGAGTACGCCAAGACGCACAGCCCCAAGCGTGTGCGCAACGCCGAAGGCTTGCTCGTTGCCGCCTTGCGGATGTTCCGGCCTGATTTCTCCCCGAACTTGACTCTCCCTGCGCCGATACACAGCGATGCCAAAACACCGTCCACAGAGGATGTACAGCGGCTTCTGGCGTTCTTTAAAGACCGTGACCGGGATATGTACGTTGCCGTCTTGCTTGCTGCTTTCTGCCCGCTCCGCAGAGGCGAAGTGTGCGGTCTGACGGGAGCGGATGTTGACCACAAGAATTGCACCATCACCATCCTGCACAACGTTGTACAAGGCACTAATGGATTCGTAGTTAAACAGCCAAAAACAGAAGCAGGGTACAGAACGATTTCATTGCCAAGGGAAATCATGATGGAGTTGCCGATTGTAGCGCCTGATGAACCGATCGTGCGGCTGAAGCCGTTCACCATTTCAGACCGCTTGAAGCGTCAGGCGGCATGGCTCGGAATCGATATCCACTTCCACTCGCTCAGACATTACGGCGCAAGCATCCTGCACAGTCTTGGCATCCCGGATGAGTATGTCATGCAACGTGGCGGCTGGACATCTTCAAGAGTCATGCAGAGAGTTTACCGAGAAGCACTCGATGAAGAAGGGAGAAAGATGCAGTCAAAAATCAACGATGGAATCACTGCAATCTTGGAACATAAAAACTAACGAATAAAATTGTTCGAAAACAATGGCACACGATGGCACACGAAACACCGCTCAAACCCGCATAAAATCGTCATTCTGTTGGGGTTCGAGTCCCCAGTGGCTCACAACAAACGAACAAACCGCCAGTAGTTGTCAAACGACCGCTACTGGCGGTTTTTCTTTGTTTTATGCGGGTTTCAGAGCATTCCGCAGTTTAGAAGTGTCACAAGTTTTTGTGGTTAAATTGTGTACACAATCCAATAAACACAACTTTGTGTGCCTAATTGGCACACGATGGCACACGGATTTTTGCGTTTTTAGCGGTCGTTGCTCCCGGAATAGTCCACCCAAGGTAATTGTCCACTCTTGGTAAAGTGGCCTTCGGGCGCTGCGTACATCCGGCAGTCGAGGAACTCATTGCCATAGTCAACGGTCACGCCATAGCCGCAATCGATAGAAATATGGCCCTGCCGCCAGAGAACGCTCCCGGCAACGCCTTTGGTCACCGATGCGGTCACCTTGCACTGGCTGATGAGGCCGGACGAGTTGTAGTCCCTGGTCACCCGCAGGTTGGGATAGTCTGACTGCGTCACGGCACAGACGAAGGATGAGCAGTCGAAGCACTGTCTTCCGACAATGTGGTAGATCAACTCCTTCTTGGTGTGGCCAGTCCCGATGACCGTCTGCTGAAAGTGATTCGGATACTGATTCCAGAGGCGGTTGACGAGTTGCGTTGCCTCTGTCACGTTCGCCGGTCTCTCACCGTTTGCGCCATACAGATAGGCGTAGTTGTCTCTGTGGGCGTACACAAGCAATGCATCCTTGCACACCCGGCTCCATGCTTTCATAAGCACATACCCTTACCCTTTCTTTGTGATTCGGATAAAAAGAAAGGTGGGTCAGTCCGAAGACCGCCCACCTATTTGATACAGTATGAACTCTCTGCCGCACTGCTTACACCGCACCTTTACGGCGCTTATCTGCTCGAATTCAGTGTGGCGGCATCGGCGCTGCTTAATCCACAGCGCCAGTCTCTTCAGAATCTTCATTGGCCTTGTCCCTCGCATATCTCATAGATGAGAGTTTCAGCAGAGCGCCGAGAAAGGCATCCACAGCGGCAATCGTGCCGACAACCGCCTCGCCGTACGGCAGATTCCAGATGTCAGCCAGCGCAAAGTACAGCGTCCCCAGCGCCGGAAGCACAATCTGGGCGAGATCCCGGAGGATATCGTAGGTTTTGTTGGACATCTTCATCTTCTTACCTCCTGTTTCAGCGGCAGTTTGTCCACCGTTTGCATGATGTTGTCGAGATCGCCATTGCCGCCGAGTCCGAAATGGTACACTGTGTGCATCTCCCGCAAGGCGCGCCGGTCATCGAAGTCCACGCTCCCCATCTCTATGTAGTGAAGCCCAAGGAAGCGAATACGGTCATACATCAGCCATTTCACCCCTGCTTTCAAGGCGGTCATGTCCGCAGACTCCTTGTCTTCCTGTTTGTAGCGCCGAGCCTGTCTGGCTGTCAGCAGTTGCCCGATGACCGTGACAACTGCCGCTCCTACACCGCCGCCGATGATTGCTATTACGATGTCCATCGCTCCGTCCTCCCATGTCCGGCATCATCCGAGCCGGATAATCTGTATCCAAGAACCGGTCGCGTTCAGTGCCGCTCCGCTGTTCTGATATGCCCTCAGATACCATGTACCAGAGGAAGTAGCCGTTACTACCATCGATATCTTGCAGTGCGTGTTAAAGCCAGTCACCGGCGCTCTCAGGTCTGCACAGCCGTCAGCGATGGCAGTAGACGATGTATTGCCAGCAGTCACCATGATCCACCTTGCACCGCTTGTGTTTGTCGCAAAGGAAACGTGTGCCAGGATGAGATATGTGCCAACACCGTGCGCAACATTTGCGACCGTTTTCCATGTTGCCGATGTGAGCGAAGTGGACGAGCCTGTGCCGGATTTCATCTGCGTCAGGTATCCGCTGGAGTCCATCAGCGTCAGCGTGGCGCTTGGTGTATCGCTTCCGTTGTACCGTCTCGCAACGATGCTTCCCGCTGTACTGCTTGCCCCTGCGCCGATTTCAACCTCGGTGTTGGATGCGGTCGTGCCGGTGACACGGAGCCATCCTTGTCCGCTTGCTGTGGCAGGGTTCGTGAACGCCACACCATTGGTGCCTAACTTGCTCATTGGTGCAGTGTCAAGTTGCGTGGAAACTCCAGAATCCAAAGAAATCGGTGTTCCGCTTATGTACGCCTCGCCGTCTTCACCAGAAGCCCATCGATAAACAGATATGCCGTAACTCCCTCTCGTTGCGTTATAACCAACCTTGAGAGTCTCTCTATCCCACTGCTGATTCGTGAGGGAGATTTCATACGGTCTGTAAGAGGCGGAATGACTGCCGTTTTTCGTGTAAATATTGAGGCCAGAATATGCCAATGTTGAACTGGAAGAACTATCGTAGTCATCTTCCGTTTCCGGTCTGTCCGAGCCGATTGGAAGCCGAGAAACATAGTAGGTTGTTCTGAAACCTATGGAGTTCGATGAAACTTCCGTCAAGTAGTAATTTTCAGTAGCCGTGGTGCTGTGGTCATAATACTTGATGTTCATGAACTCGGAGTGATAGTGCGGGCTGTTGGATGTCTGCTCGATAGAAATCGAACCACCCGTGATATCGACATCCGAAAGGCTTGCCTCGCCGGTGTCCATGTTGAGTGAGAAGCCGCTGACAGCGCTCTTGATGATGCCGGTCACCAGATAGTCGCAGTTGATGCCTCTGGCGTAGATTTTGTCGAAGAGCGCATCAGTGGATGTCAGGCGCTGCGCTTCTGCCGTTGCACGGTCTGCCGCAGTGTAGTCCGTAGACGCTTGCTCTGCTGGTGATTTAGCGCCCATAGACACCGTGGTGACATCGTTGGTGGTATAGGTCACTTCCGTTGCGTAGGAGCCATAGGAGTTTCCCTTGCGGTCAGTGTAGACGAAAGCATCGCCAACGTGGATTGTCGGGTTATGCGGCACGGTCAGACGCATGGTGCGAAATTGCATCCCAACATAGATCCCGGCGAGATAGTCAGCGACCGTCTGCGCATCTCCCTGCTGGATGAGCGGGTTGCCGGACACAGGCAGGATGTAGCCACCGGCTCCAGACAGATAGTATCCTCTCTGGGCATCGTCCGTCTCATCGAAGCACTCGGCAACGCCCACACCCGTGATGGTGATGTCATCGGTGTCCATCTCGGAAGTGTAAGAACTGTCCAGAGTGTGGACGATGTCACCGTACTGCCGGATGCCGACAGCACCGTCTGCGTCAGCATACGCAAAGCCGCCGCTCACTTCCGCCACCCAGCAAAGCACATCCGCATATGTGGTGGCGCTTGTGTCTATCTCCGTGTTGACGATGTAGCCGTCATTCGGAATGCTCTGGCTCTGCGCAGTAATGCCGCAGGACGAACAGATCTCCCGGAAGATGTTGCCGAGCGAGGCGGGGTATGCCAGTGCCGTCTCATACTGTGTGGCGGTCTTGTACAGGCAGTCGAGCGCATTGAAAGCAATCGTGCCGCCGTTGTAGACCGGCTTCTCCGTGACATAGTAGACACCGTACGGAATGCTGACCGTTTCCGCCTGAAGTTCTACGATGTCATTGTCGTTCTTGCTGGCGTTGCCGAACGTGATGATGCCCGCACTGTCGATTGTTGCCGCAGAGTCCGTCAGTATGCCGTTCTCGATGTCCACGGAGCCGGACAGCGCCGGAGTAGCCACCACCGTGAAGGTCATCCGCAGATTGATGACAGCATTGACGAAGTCATACTCGGAGAACTCATCATCGAAGTTGTTCAGACTGAACCTGAGCCTCTTGGCTATCGCCGTGCCGATGCGGAACTCGTTTGACGGGGAGGACGCTTCCTCAACAGCCAGACTGCCGAGGATGATGTCAGCGTTGCCGATGTTCAGCACCGTGCTGTCTCGGAGCGTCATCTCCATCTCGATTGTCTGTAACTTGTACTCGCTCATGGCAAGACCCCGCTTAACTCAGTTTTACGATTTTAATGTCACCGGTGGTGTCTAACGAGACCCCAGATGTCTGGAACGCTCTCAAGAACCAAGCGCCGGAAGCGGTGGCGTTGATGACACCGAACAGATTGATTCTGCATCCGTAACCGGCAACTGGATTATCTGTTTTTGCAAGTGATGTTTCCGCAGCAGTAGCACTACCGTTGGAGGCAGTCACCAGCGCCCACCGCATACCGTTAGATGATCTGGAAGCGAAAGAACACGTTGCGATGATCAGATACAGGCCCTTCCCGTGTGAGATGCTCCCGATGGTAGTCCATGTCGAATCCGTAACTGAGACGGTCGCTTCCGTGTTGCTGGTCAGCACGTTCATCGCTGACAGCGTATCACTCAGCACCTTGCCCTGATGGGCATCCAGTACAGCCGAGCCGGAAGCAGCCGTGGTCAGGTTGTTGGCAACGGAGTACCCCGCCGCACCAGTGACATTGTCCAGACTGCCGAAATCGTAGCGGTTGATGGAACCGCCAACATTGAATCCCTTAACCGCCATAATCACACCTCGATAATGTTGAATGTTACTTTCTCGTACCGCTCCCCACCGATGAACCAAGAGTAGACAGGAGCGCTCTTGTCACCCGTGTAGAACAGCCGAGTGGACAGTGTGTTGGGGTCAGCCGAGTCGAGCGGGTCGTAGTACTGAACCGTCACATACTCCGGCTGGAACGCCACCAGAATGTCGTGTGTGTCTGCCGCAGACAGCCCCTGCCACTCCAACTCGATTTTGCGCTTCTGAGCGATTCGGTTCTTGTGCATCAGGGCATCCTGCGTACGACCGGCGCTGGCATCGGAAACATCCTGAAGTCCCCAGGTAAATTCACTTGGAGACTTCAGGGCAACGCCGTCCACGATGAGCATCCGGTCGGTTTCGTTTTCGTTATAGATAATAGGCTCGTCGTCTGCCATACTTCTCCTCCCTTTTGCTCACCGTGTCAGCGTGTGGTCATGTGGTAGCGGTTGTTGTATTTGCTCTGCCCTCTCAGCGTTGCCCGGTACAGCGTCTCGCTGTCAACCGTGATGGTCACCTCGACAGGCTGACCGTTCTGACCGCCGTTCATTGTGCCGGACATCAGCACCTGTGCCATGCCTCTCGCAACGCCGCCCTCGATGCCAGCGATGATCTGTTCATTGTTGGCAACCGCCGTGCGACCGTTGGAGAAGGTTCCAATTAATTCGTGCGAGTTGGCGAAGAAAAAGCCGTCCTCGACCATACCGCCGTTTGCGTAAGCCATCGGAACAGCCGTCATCCGCATCACGTTCGTGCCGTTCATCGTAGCACTGCGGTTCATGTTGGAAGCCATTGCGTTGTACTGCGCAACAGCCGCATTCATCGCCTCGCCGAACGTGTTGTGGAAAGCAGTAACAACACCGCCAAGACTGGCCTTGACCTTCCCGTAACTCAGGATAGATCCTATCGTGTTGTTCATGCCGGATAGGCTCTTGTGCAGTTCCGTGCCAATCGTCCCGAGCGTGTCTGTGAAGCCCTTCTTGGTGTTGGCGGCAGCCGTCTTGGCATCAGCAGTCATCGGGGCGGAATGCTTCCTTATAATCTGCTGTGCCTCGTTCAGTTTCTGGCTTATCTCAGTGCCGAGCGAGCCAAAGCCTGATGCATATGCATCTTTGGCGCTTGTCCCGGCTTCTCCCGCTTTCGCCGCTGATGCTCGCCCGGCAGCCTCAATCAGTTCGCTCACTTCCGGCGCACTGGTGCTTATGAGGGACTTGATCCCGCTGAACACTCCGTTCACGCCACTGTTTGCGATTGTCTGCAACGAGAGGATTCCCGTGTTAAAACTTCCGCTAATGCCACGGGTGCCATGGCTTCCAGTGAAGCCGCCTTCGATTACGCGCTCTGTTTCTTCAAGACCGCTCTTGAAACTCCCGGAAAAACCGCGAGTTCCATTAGAGCCTGTCAGAGACTGTTTTACATTGTTTGCGCTTGTTTGCACCGCTTGCGGCACTTTAATGCCGAGCGAGTTAAGCACCGAAGAGTATAAGTTCTGACCAAATAATTTGATGTAATCTCCCGCGGTCTTGCCGGTGCTATCTCTGTATGAGAACATCGTGCCAATGAGTCCGGCACCGATTCCGGCAACAGCACCAGCGAGCGTTCCCAAGCCAGGGACGGCAGAGCCTACGCCAGCACCTGTGATTGCACCAGCACCAGCGGCGGCGCTGATTGCGGTTCCCCACTCACCAAGAGTATTCAATACATCCTTCGCCTTGCTCCCAGTGTTTGTGGGGTGGCTACCACGATACCCGCTTGTCACCCACTCGCCAATAATATAAGAGGCGGCGGCAGACAAGAGCGTTTTCGTGGCAACTGTTTTGGTGAACAATGCTGGAGCCGCCGCAGTTGCTGTGGTAGCCGCTGTGGTTGCGGCTGTCGTAGTAACCGCACCCTTGCCAACAAGCGCAGGGATCACCTTGCCGAGTTTAAGCATTTTGGCTGTCGCACCACCGACAAGAACAACGCCAAGAATCTGCCCAAGCAGTTCAAGCACTTCTGGATCTAAGTTCGACAGCACATCACCGATGACAGTGAACACATCAATCACGGCGTTGAATGTCAGGGCGGCAAGCGGTTCAAGAACCTCGCAGAATTTAATGAAGCCTTCGAACACGCCGATTGTGAACGGCTTCAGCACATCCCACAGTTTCTTGAGAGCGGAACTTAATCTATCCCAGTCAATATCGTTGTACAGTTTGACAAGTACATCGACAAGTTTCGGGATGCCTTCGCCAATCACCCACTCGCCGACAGGCTTCAAGAATCTGTTGTAGAAATCCTTTAGAGCCTCCCACTTCCACTGACCAAGCGGGACAAGTACTTCATCCCACAGACGCTTGAGCGCATCGAGCGCTGGCTGTAACGCAACTTTAATCTTACCGAACCAGTCGATAATGTTCTGCGCTATCTCGTTGATGCGGTTGTTCACGTTGGCGTAGGACTCGTCCCACACCTTCTGGTAGGCATCCAACGCCGCACGCAGAGCATTCTCAAGAGCGCCGGAAGCAATCGCACCGCCAGCACCGCCGTCAGCAGAACTGCCACTGCCGGACTCGTTGCCCAGTTTGTTGATTTCATCGAAACCGAGCAACTGGTTCTTGTATTCTTCAGCGGCATCAGCGGCGGCAGTGAATCCGTCAGCGGTGTCCTCAAGGTAATCAGCCCACTCCGAGTCAATCGCCGCACCGCCCATCGACCCCCAGTCAAACTCAATGCCCATGAGTCCGACCAGAGTTTCAAACATCTTCTGGAGAGCGATTACAAAAGCGTTGATGTACGGCAGAGCCGCCGCAACAATCGGCAGGAGCAAGTTACCGATGGTACGCCCAAGGTTAGACAGTCCAGACCTCAGCATACGCATCTGGTTTGCTGGCTGCTGTAACGTGTCAGCCAAGTCACCCCATGCGTACTGCGAATTTTCCAGAATGATGATGGTACGCAGGAGCGCTTTGTCCTGCTGGTTCATCGACTGGATGTTTGCCTTGATGCCGAGATCAGTCAGTTTCTGCTGTAAGTTGACATTTCGGATGTTAACGCCGAATTTATCAACGGCACGGCTCATGCCGACAAGACCTGACTGAAGGTTCTTCCACGTTGTCTCAAAGTCCATGTTACGGACGGAGGCAAGGTCTGCGCCAATCTCCGTCAACGCTCTGGACAAATCAACAGCGACATCAGAAGAAACGCCCATCGAGGAGGCCATCTGGGCGAACACTGCCTGATAGTTCATCATCGTGGCAGGGTTCATGCCGAGCGTGGTCCCCATCGTGTTTACTACCATGCCCGAAGCGGACACGGAGTAGCCGGACATCTTCTCGGTCAGTTTCTCGGCTTCGGCGGCAAAGCGGTTTGTGAAAGCCTCGCCAGCTTCCTGCCCAGCATCTCCAAAGGTTTCTCTGGATCTGGACGCAACCTGTTCGAACGCCGCATTGAAGTAGTTGAGAACTTCAACGTACTCCATAGCGGATTCGACCATCTTGCCGAAGAAGGTGGCGATGCGCCGCACCATGTAGTATATCTGCCGGAATCTACCGATGGCGAAAGCCAAACGGGAGGCGAAGGAATGCGTAAACGAAGAACCACGACCGGCACTGTTGGAATAATTGCGAAGACTGCTTGCGCCTCTGTCGGCGCTGTCAGCCATCCGCATGAAACCGTTCGCGGCTTTAACATTCTCAGAGTCAAGTCTTGAGACAGCCTCGATTGCTCTAATCGTTTCCGCACTGATAGTCGGCGCTCTGGCAAGCACCTGGAACAGCCGCTCCAGTCCGTCCGCAAGTGCGATGAAGTCTTCCGAGTAGCGCTTCCCGGTTCTGGACGCAAGCGATGCAATGGCGGTCGCAAGTTGAGACAGCATCTGAAGGAACGCCGGGTCAACCGTAACGCCTTGCAGGGAGGAGGCAAGCAGTCTGACCGCCTGTCCGGCGGCAACGATGCTCTGACCGTTTCTCCCCGCAGTAGCCAGTTTGCTGATGGCAACGGATACAGCGTTGAGCGTCTCGACACTGCCGTAACCGGGGATGTCCCGCAACTGGTCAGAGACAATCTTGACCGCCTGACCGGCAGCCACCACTGACTGCCCGTTCTTCCCGGCAGAGTTCAGTCTGCCAATGGCATCGCCGAGTACCTTCAACTGCGACAGATCCCCGAAGTCGATGGTCTTGAGGGACTCGGACAGAACGCCAACGGAATTGCCGACAGCCACGATGTTCGCTGTGCTGGCACCACCGAGCGTGCCGATGGCGCTTGCCATCTTCGACAGCGAACCAAGGGACGCAGTGATGTCACCGAGCGAGACATGGTTCAGCCGACCGAGTGCGCCGATCAGGTTATCAATCGCACTGACGGCAGAGGATGCGTCAGACTGTATCCGTATATTTAACTGTTCGACATCCATTCCAGCCATATCTCGTCACCTCGTTGGCAAAGTCTTCTCTTTCGACAACGCCGCAATGTACATATCCATCTCAAGCATCGCCAGACGCTCGTTTTTCTCCGGGTCATCCAATGTGGCGAAGTAGTCAGCCATGAACGGCTTCTTCGGGTACTCTTCAGGTGCGCTCCCCTTCCTTCGGAAAGCGTTGCCAAGCACCACACCGAATGCCGCATACATATACTGTCCCTGTTGCCACATCTCCTGGTCGCGCCTTCGCACTTCCCGCTCATAAGCGAGATTGCGCACAGCCAAGATGCGTGGGTTCATGTCCCAAAACTCCCAGTATGTAATGCCGATTTCGGACGCTGGGACATACCACTCGTTCTCGAAGAACCGCCGCAGACTCCCATAGTAGGTGATGCCCTCACTCATGGTCATCTGCTTCTTCGGTTCGGTTACTTCTTCGCTGTTTTCTTCTTCGGCTGAGTCTCTTCGCCTTCGCCGCTGCTCTCGCTCTCTCGCGTAGCGAGGCTCCGAAAAAAATCAGAGTCTTCCATCTCGGCGGCAAGCGCTTCGAACAGGGAGTCGAGTTTCCCACCGGCGATGATGTGCGCCTGGATCTCGTTCCCGGCATAGTCAGCATCGCCACCAGCGCACAGCGCAAAGTAGGCACGAACAGTTGCCATCGGGCGCTTCTGCATATCCGTCAGGCTAACGCCCATGTCTTCCAGATCCGCTATGGTGTTGAAGGTAATCGGCACTGCTCTGTACAGTTTTCCGTTGATACTAAAGGTACGCATTATTCACCGCTTTCTCGCACACTGTGTGCGTTTTTGGTAAAAAAATAGCGGGGCAAGTTTCCTCACCCCGCTATGCTTGTCTGCCGTCAACCGGCGGCGGTCACCGTGAACGACCTGCTGTCCGTGGTGGTCACGGTGTAGTCATCCGTAACCTTGACCGGGACGGTCGAAACCGCGATGTTAGCGGTCATGGTCAGATGCTCGTCCGCATCCGCCTCATCCGGGTTCACATCGACAAAGCCGGTGAAGGCGTACTTGGCGATGGAGCCGAGGCCGTCCGTGCCGTACAGGACAAGGAAGTCCAGTTTCGTGTCAGCCAGTTCGACCATCGCATCCAGATAGTCCTTCTCCATAGCGCCCTGCACGGACATGGTCACGCTGGCGCGTCTGCCCGGCTCGGTGACTTCCTGCTCGTCCTCAAGGGTCGAGACATCGATGCTGTTGCGCTCACCCAGCGGGGACGGCAGCGTCTTCGGACGGATCAGCATCGTCCAGGTGCCAGCCCACGTTGTGGTCTCGTCATTGTGAGTGCGGTAAAGGATTCTTGATTTGAGTCCGCTTGCCATAATATCCTCCTGCGTGCTTAAAGCACATCATCTGCGGCGATGTAGCGGCGATATCTTCCAATCACGCGCCAAACGCCACTAACTTCGTCTTTCTCCGGCAACTGGATGCCGTCAAAAGCCATGCCCTTCATGATTGCCGTGACGCTGTTACCAACATCCTTGGCATTCTCCTGATTGGCGTTGTCGTACACCTCAATCTGGAAAGTTGACATAACGCCAACGATACGGTCACCTTCCAGTTCCCGGTCACGCTCCACCTGTTGAATAGCACGCACCCAGACGGTAGGCCACTTGCTCGGTCTGGTGATAAGGTCATCGGTGACCACTTGCAATTCCGGGAAACGAGTCGAATACTCTTCGCCCAGATAGTATGTCAGCCGGGTCACCACAATCGACTCATAGTCCATGAACGGTTCTGCCATAAGTCACCTCAACTTCAACCATACACCTCTTGTGCGATTCGGCGGATTGTCGAATACATCCCCATCGCGGCTGCCGCCCACAGCATCGGCGCTCTTGGCTTCGTGCCGTAGGAGCGCATCTTCCGCAGACCGCCTTCGTACTCCTCGATTACCCTCGCCTCTGGATCGCTTGTCTCGTCTTCGTATTCAAACCAAGTCCAGTTGGAGCGGTTTGCGTTCTTCTGGCCGGGGAATGTCCCTCGCCACGATGTCGGGTCGGCAAACTGCCCAGACCCGAACTCAGCCATCAGGATGGGATTCACCGGTCTTTCAACAGGCTCCCTCGATGACCGCCTTGTGTACCAGTGGCGAATGACATCCTCGACCTTCTTGCCGCTGACTATCACAAGAGTGCGTATCTTGCCGTTCTCCTCGAATTCTTTGGTGAAATCGATGTACGACTCATACAGACTCCCTTCAAGTCGGTGCTGTGCCGCAAAGATACCCTCGTCAGCAAGTCGGCTGACGAACTCCCTGTTTAGGCTTGGCAGGATCTGGTCGCGATAAGTCTCCAGATTAGAAATCAGTCGTTCGATTTGTTCTTGCGATAGGTCTGTCTGGTATTCCCGCTTCATCGCTGAACCTTTTGTAGAACGTAAGATGTCTCGTTCAGCGAACTATATGCCGCGATGACAAAGTAGTCCGCTTGCGAAACATCCGTGGGCGCATCCGCTGGCGGTTCGGTGTTGTACCAGATAAGCGCACCCTCGTTGATTGGATACTCATCCAGAGCGGTCACCATCTTCGCATCAAACTCCTTGACACCGGTGTAGCCGGAGAAGTTGAAACCGAAGGAAGACGGCTTAAGAGCCGCCGCACCGATTGCGATGTTGACCGCCGCCGGCGTTGCCGGGGAGTACGCTTGC